CTTCGAGTAGCAGAGAAGAAGAAGAAGCTATGATCGGAGTATTAGTTGGTTTGTTGATTGCGTTGTTGATTTGGTTAGCGAGAGGTGATGGATTTGGTTGAGTTTGTTGTGTGTTTTTTGTTTGGTTATGCGATTGCTTACTTCAACAGAGAAGAGGAGTAGAAAGTGTTTTTGTATTTGATTCATGACTCGAAGGCAGCAGCGTATATTGAATGGGTGTTTGCGGACACCGATGCAGTGGCGCAGAGGCGGTTCAGTGATTTGGTGAATGATCCGGGGACGGTTTACAACGCGCACCCGGAGGATTTTAGCTTGTTCCGACGGGCGGAGTGCAACAAGCAGAATGGAGAGATGGAGAAGCTGCCCCTCGAAGTTGTGGTGAATGCTTGGGAGGTGAAGACTCACGAGGATGCAGAGATGTGGAAAGACCCGACGCGACCAGGTGGTCCGCTAGCGGGAATGGACTTGAAGACGATGCTTCAGAATGGAGAGGTGGCGAAGAATGAGTAGGACAAGCGCGGGACGGGCGAGTGCAGGACAGAGGCAGTTTGCGACGATTAACAAGGCGGTGACACCGCGTAGTAGTTTGCAACGCGATTGTACGGTGACGACGACCATGGATAGCGGCTATCTAGTGCCGATTTTTACGGAGGAGTGTTATCCAGGCGACACGATGAACTTGCAGTGTCGGAGCTTCGTACGCGAGGCGACGTTGCTTAAGCCGATTATGAGCACCCAGGTGCTCAAGGTTTGGTTTTGGGCGATCCCGATCCGGCTTGTTTGGGATAACTGGAAGGCGTTTATGGGAGAGAAGGTGAATCCGGATGATAATACGGATTACTTGACGCCGATGGTTGAAGAGGGAGTGTCAATTGCGAGCCAGAGTGTGAGCGATTACATGGGCTGGCCGGCGCATACGCCTAACGTGAAAGGCGTAGCGTTTTGGCATAGAGCCTACAATTTGACGTATTCAGAGTGGTATCGCGCACAGTTTTTGCAGGACAGCGCGATTTTGAATACAGGAGATGGCCCGGACGTGCCGGGAGATTATCCGCTAAGGCGGATTGGAAAGATGCACGATTACTTCACGAGCTGTAACCCGTGGCCGCAGGCAGGGCCAGAGGTGACGTTGCCGCTCGGAAGTTATGCGCCAGTTGTAAGCGATGCTGTGACTGGAACCGGAGCCGGAATCCCATTATGGGGAACCGGGAATCCGATTACTGGCGCAGCTGATGCCAGCGCGAAGGTCGAATGGGGCATTAGTGTGCCGCCCAATGTCGCGCAAGCTTGGAATGCCTCGGGATTGGTCACAGACCTACTCAATGCGACGAGTGCGAGTGTGAATGCTTGGCGAGAGAGTGTGGCGCTTCAGCAGATGCTCGAGCTGGAGGCAAGAGCTGGGCAAAGGTACACCGAGCAAATCAGAGCTTTTTTCGGAGTTGAGAGCCCAGATTCCAGGCAGCAACGCCCGGAATTCCTGGGGGGAGGGACGACGACGATTAGCGTGAATCCGGTGGCGAGTACCTATGTGAATAACACGCCGGACAGTGCACCACAGGGTGACTTGAGTGCATTTGTGACCGGAGGTGGAGGAAACGGAAGTTTCGTGAAGAGCTTTACGGAACATTGTGTTGTGTTGGGGTTGGCCGCTGTTAGAAGCGATTTGGTTTACCAACAGGGCATGGAGCGGAAGTTTAGTCGGCGAAAGAAGTACGACTACTATTTCCCGCAGACGGCGCATCTGGGTGAGCAGGCCGTGTTGAACCAGGAGATTTACTGGGATGATGCGGGAGGCGAAAATGAGAATGTGTTCGGGTACCAGGAAGCATGGGCCGACCTACGGTACAAGCCTAGTTTGATTACAGGGAAGATGCGGAGTTCGGACCCGCAGAGTTTGGACCTTTGGCATTTGGGTCAGGATTTTGCAGAGCTGCCGTTGTTGAATGATGAGTTCATCCAGGAAGACCCGCCGATTGACAGATGTGTGGCGGTGCCGAGCGAGCCTACGTGGCTGGCAGATTTTGCCTTTAAGTACAAGCACGTTAGGCCGTTGCCGGTGAACAGCAATCCAGGATTGCGGAGGATGTAATGAGTTTTGGAGCGGCAGCAGTAGGGACAGGGCTGAGTGTTTACACAGCCAGCAAGAGTAAGAAGGAGGCGCGCAAGAGTTTTAAGCGCGCGTATGAAGCCTATAAGCAGCGGTACCAGGACACGACAGCAGATATGAGGGCAGCGGGTTTGAACCCGATGTTGGCCGCAGGATTGAACCCGAGCAGTACGCCTAGCAGCCCCGGACAAGTGCCGGATTTTGCTGCGGGAGCGTCGGGGATGATGAATGCGGCTAGTAGTGCGTCTCAAGCGGGAAGTGCCCGCGCGAACGCACAGAGTCAGCGGATGATGACGAGAGCGCAGATGGGAGGGATTCAGAGTCAGACGAGACTGAACGACCAAGGAGTTATCAATGGTCAAGTACGGGCGGATTTGGATAGAGCGGCTGCGCGAAGGGAGGATGCTCAAGTGTCTGTTGCGGAAGCACAGGCGAGAAGAGAGAGTGCGCAGGCGACGATTGCGGAGGCAGGAATCCCAGATGCAGTGTTGCAGAGGAAGTACCGGGAGAGTGTTGTCGGACAGGCCCTCGGATACGTTGGAGCGGCAGGGTCGGACATCGCTGGTCCAGTCGGTTTGGGATTGGGATACGCAGTCGGCAAGGGCCGAAAGGCGAATGTCATGCAGCAGCCAGGAGGGCCCAGAAGAATCCAGCCGCAGACGGACAAGTGGGGAGACAAGGCTCCCCAGCGAGGAGGATTGAGCATCAAGGAGCAGGGACGAGCCCTGCGATTGAAGAAGAAGGCGGCGGCACAGCGCCGGAAGACAGCAGAGCAGCGGAAGCGCGAGCAGAGAGCCCGCGAAGAAGCGTGGAAGAACGACTACCGATTCCGGTAGGGGGAGAGCAGATGAGAGAGCGAGTACGGGTACACCCGAAACGAGGCACTTTGTCACCTACGAAGCAGGCTTTCAAGGAGCAGTGTGATTTTAACCTCGTTATTAAGAACTATCAGCAGACGGGGACGATTAACCATATCAGGCGCGGAGAGCCGATGTACGGCAATTTTGACCAGCGGATGGACCTGATGGACGCGACCCTACGAGTGAACGAAGCACAGGCGATCTTCGACGGCCTGGAGAGTGGTATTCGGGAGGTCGCAGGTAATGACAAGCTGAAGTTTGCGGAGTTGTTGGAAACCCCGGAGGGGAGAATGAAGCTCTACGATGCAGGACTGGAGATCCAGTTGTTTGACGAGAGCGGAATTTGGGAGGATGATGGAGTGGATCTAACCCCGGATGTCCCGGGGGAAGATGTTAGTCAAGAAGAATCTTGAAGACCGCCGATTCCATTGGGGAATCTTAAAAGGCGGTCAGTGGGCCTATTGAGGACAAGAAGTAGTCGAATAGGCCCGGGAGGAGACGTGAAGCGATGGCGAAACGGAAGCGGATGAGTGCGAAAGCCAGTCGGAAGAATTTCCGACGTGGGAACGGAATTGCGAAGCTGAACAGCAAGCAGGCGCCGATGCGCGGAGGATGGCGACTCTGAGTTGTACGTCGCCGGTAAGAGCCTTCCAGATGAAAGGCGGAGCGGTTGTCTTTCAACAGAACAACCGCTATGAGCGTATGATCCGTTTGCCGTGTGGAGGATGCCAGGATTGCAGGCTGGCGAATGTCCGAGATTGGGCGGTGAGGAGTGTTCACGAGGATCAAATGAGCGAAACGAGCTGTTTCGTGACTTTGACCTACGATGAGGATGAATTGCCGCCCGATCACGGGTTGGATAAGACGGAGTGGCAGCTATTTGCGAAAAAGCTGCGGAATAAGGTTGGAAGTTTCCGATTCGTTATGTGTGGCGAATACGGAGAGAGATTGCGTCCCCATTACCATGCGTTGTTGTGGGGGATTGATTTCGACCAGGACAAGCTGCTCATTAAAGACGAGCAGGGACTTAAGACGTTTAAATCGAAACAGTTGGAAGAGGTTTGGAACAAGGGTCTTTGCACGGTGCAAGACGTGACGTGGGGAACTGCGTCCTATTGTGCGAGTTACGTGATGAAGAAGGCGAAAGGCGAAGAGGCGATCGAGCAGAAGTGCGAACGTGTTGACGCCGAGACGGGTGAGTGTTTCCAAGTGCCGAATGAGTTTGCATTGATGAGTACGGGGGACGCGAAGAAGGGAACGAGAGGAATCGGATACAGTTGGATTAAGAAGTACCTGGGAGATGTGTATCCGGGAGATTTTGTGGTCGTGAATGGCGGAAATAAGTTCAGACCGCCAAGGTATTACGACAAGGTGTTGAGTGAGGAAGATCCGTCGATGTTTCTGGCGATGAAGAAGAAGCGCCTAATGAGAGCGACGGAAGACCAGATGAACCAGACGCCAGAAAGGCTGGCGGTGAAGGCAGAGCTGACGAGGCTTCGAGTAGCAGAGAAGAAGAAGAAGCTATGATCGGAGTATTAGTTGGTTTGTTGATTGCGTTGTTGATTTGGTTAGCGAGAGGTGATGGATTTGGTT